ATGCCGAATGCCTCGTACAGCCGCTTTGCCGCGGAAGTGATCGAAGTGTACGAACTGAAGGAACCCGCGACTTTGTGCAAGATGCGCCAGGCTTTGCGGGAAGTAGGAGAATTGGAAGGTGTGAAGAAGACTTCGGACTTGAAGCCAGTGACGATCGTCCGGTGGCTCAAGCAATACCCAGATCGGGCCCTCGCTACGCAGGACAGCCTTCTACGAAGCTTTCGGGCGGCATGCTCGATCGGTATCGCATCGGGCTATCTGCGATCGAATCCTTGCGATTTGATCAACCTCGACTTGGAAGAGTACGAAGAGGACGAAGACGAGGAGCAGGAAGTCAAACTCCGTCACCACTCGATCGTCGCGATTCGGAAAATCCTCGAACAGGCGTCAGCGGAGGTCGCGCAGTTTCCAGGGGAGTGGAAGGTTGCGCGTCTCGAAGCGCTGGTCTATACGTACGCCTTCTCCGCGCTTCGGAAGAGCGAAGCGCTGCAGCTCAAGCGAAAGGACGTCGACCTCAAGGAGGGATTGATCCATATCAAACGCCGTCGGATCAGGACAGGGAAGAAGCCGAAGACACGGGCGAGCATTGCCGCCGTACCGATCCCAGGCGAGCTGTCACCGATCCTCGAGCGCTGGCTAATCGAGTGTGGCTCACCGTGGGTCTTTCCGGGGGTGCGCCGGATCGGCCCCTGGACCGGTGGACCTCCCGGACACAAGCCCTTGGATCAGATCAAAGCCCTCGGCGAGCGGGCCGGCGTGGATGGACTCACGATCTTGAGCTTTCGTCACAGCTTCGCGACTCACTCACGGCGATGGGGAATGTCGGATGCCACGCTCAAATCGATCCTGCGCCATACCACGATCCGCACGCAGAAGCATTATCTCCATGCGGATGCGGACAACTTGAGAGCCGCGGCCGAGACCGTATCCTTCACGCCTTGACCCCTCCCCTGCCCCGGTCATGCTGGGGCAGGTCTTCAACTCATCTTTTTTCCAATCATTACATCTTCAACCGAATTTTTTGCCAGGCTTTCCTAGGCTGCCGACATGTCGTCGGAGCCTGCTACTGGAGGGAAGCCCTTGCGACGGTATCTGTCGTAGGGGAGTGCCTCTTTTTTGAGGTAGGGCACGATCAACGGTTCGACCAGTCGGCCGGGTGTAGTGCCCTGCATCTCGGCCAGCACCCTCAGTCTCCACGCGACTTCGTGGCCAAGGCTGAGAGTCACCTTTGTGCGACTCTCCTCCTCGACAGGCTCCACCTTGGTCGCACGTCGCCTCGAAGGCTTCTCGCTACCAGTCGACTGAGCTTCGATGCCACTCTCGACACCGGACTCAGGGTCGAGGTGACCTGCTGTCTGATCTTCCGGCCGTCGTTCACGTCGAGCCATCGACAGTCTCCTTCGTCTACTCTTGCCACTCTCGACCGCACCGACCGTCGGTCGCGTCTACTACAAATCTCTTCGGCTTCGGACACCTGGGCGCTTGATTACCGAACCGCCCAGGATGGCTCAGGGGTGATCACTCCCCCAGCTCATCCCGACGATCGTCCAAGTCGCCTACCTCACGACAGGGGAGGGCTCAGGCCCTCTCTCCGTTCTCCTCGTGACCTCACCTCGAATTGACTTCCGGGAACCCAAACCCGGGTGCGCCTACGGCGTGCCTCGGTGAGGAGGGAGCTGCGCATGATCAGTCCCACTGGCGAGACTCACGCCCCGAATCCGCAAAGCGAGATCCAACGCGACCTGATCGCCGAGCTCGTGGAGCTCCGGAAGCAACAGGATGCAAAGTGGCCCCCGGGGCATGTCCCGAGACTCGCCGCCTTCCAATGGGTCGAACTGGCACTTTCGCAAATCGATAGCGCGAGCAACGCACCCGAGTCGTCCCCGGCATTCCGGCGAAGGTTGATCCGAGCGACCAGCTACTTACTCGCCGCGCTCGAATCGACCGACCATCGGAATGAAAAGTTCCTTCGGAGGTTCGGAAGGCTCTTGAGGCATTTCCATCGCAACGGCGCAGCCGTCGAGAGGAGTTCCTCATGAGCGAATTCCTGAACGAGTTCGAGATTCCGAAGGACCTCGCGAGCTGCCCGCAATGTGGCTGCGTGGTGTTCCTGATTCGTTTCATCGACGGCCGGATCCATACCTGGGATCCGAAATTCCTGAGTCGACGAAGGATGGTCCAGACCATCGGACTCGCCGAGTGGGCGGACTGGCTCGATCACGGCCAGCGCTGGGGAAGCCGGTACGACACGCTCCACGAATGCGCACCCGGGGCCGGGGCCCAACCGGCTGAGACGGAGGGCCGCGGCCATGACATCCGGCTCAACTGAAGTCGTCGACCTGGTCGAGCACCCCGCGCCGCCGAGCTGCTCGGCGTGCGCGGACACCGGCCAGGTCGCACCCGACGCGTTCGGCCACTGGGTGCCCTGGTCTGACTATGTCGCGACGATCGCGGTCCGGGAGCTGGCCGAAGGTTGGCCCCCGACGACGTCGCCGATCGCGGTGGGGATGCTCCACCCGATGCCGTGTCCCGAGTGCCGCGCACAAGAAAGCCCCCCCGGTCAATCCGTGACCGAGGGGGCAAACCAGACGTCTGCGTTGGCACGAACCGTAATCAGTTCGAATCTTCTCTTCAAGTTGTGAGGTAAAAATGCATCCGCCCATCGACCCAAAATCCGCCTACGCTCCCCCGGCTCGCCCGCAAATTCGCTTGCGCAATGTCGCGCTACTCGTAGTGCTCGGGTCTCCGCTTCTCTACCTCGGCGATCAAACGTTGCCCCACTTCGGGGACGGACCGGCTGTCACCTCGCCCGAAGGAAGGGCAATTTTGCGGGAGTTCGTCCGCCGCGTGATGCCGAAACATTTTGCAGGAGGGTCGATCCGATGAAAATCCCCCTAACGACAACTCGTCGTGGCATCACGTTGCTTGAGATCCTGATTTCGATCCTGATCATGGGCGTGGGCATGACGAGCATCATGACCTTGTTCCCGATCGGCCTCCTGAATCTCCGTCAGGCGAACCGTTACTCACGATCGAGATATCTGGCACAGTCGGCGTTCGCCGATATGAGAGCCGAAAACCTGTTGGCTAAGTCGTCGTTCATCAAGAACCCGGCAACAGCTCCCTGGTACACAACGCCGATCGCGGCTCGAGCTTATGATCCGTGGATGCAGGACACGCCCGATTATGGCTCCGATCCTTGGGCCGCTCCGTTCGGTGTCTACCGTGGCGATGGGCCACCGACATCCACGGGGAACACGATCGGGCCGCTCGTGGGCTATGGATTCCCGGTCGCTTACGACCCGCTCTGGCGCTCCGCAACGGGACTCTATCCAGATCCCAAGACGACCCCGGAATACCGATTCGGTTCCGGAATTGGATTTGTGAGGAACGATCCGGATGGAAGTTTGGGGAGTGTCCACGGCTTGCCGCGCGTGACAAATTTCCCGGCGTGGACGACGGCCAACGTCCCGGGCATCTTCGTATCTCCGGAAGACATTGTGCTTCAGTCGGCGAGCGCCCCTTCCAAGAGCGCAGGGTCCGGCAGTTCGATCGTTCCGGACATGCAACTCGGCACGAATGCCGTCACGGGCATGGCGTCAGTCCAGAACGACTGGAAGTTCACATGGATGTTTACCGGTCGGCAGTCGATGTCGACGGAGGGGGATCGCTTTGATGGCGACATCGTGATCTTCGAGAATCGACCGTTCGCGGCGAATCCGATCGTCGCTCCCTTTGACGCCACCGTGAAGACGGCCGTCGCTGGAGAGACGGTTGTCGAGGCAATCTACGGATACACCGGTCATGTCACGAGCGTCGACGGCAAGGTCGGATACGGGTCGACGGCGAAACGCGTCGTCTTGCTCCGCTGGTCGGACAAGGTTCCGGATCCGGAAATCCGAGTCGGTGACTGGTTCGCCGATGTGACTTACGAACGAGCCGCCACGGTTGAGCGGCAACGGATGATTGCCGATCCGATCGCGGGGAAACTCGAACTCCTTTATCCGTACCAACGGTGTCACTGGTATCGGATCGCGAAACGGACCCAGCCTAACGCGAGCACGACGCTTCCGGGCTATCGCGAGCTGACGGTGTGGACGATCAACCCGCTGTATGCGTTCACGCTTTTGGATGTGGCGACCGGCGATCCCATCCACGTCAACGCGGCACTGATCTCGCCGTATGTCGTCAACGTGTATCCGCGAACCATCTACGCGCGTTGATTGACAGGGATCGCGCCCCACTTTCCGGCCGGGCATGCCTGGTCTGACCAACCGGCCTTGAGGTCCAGACCGCAGCCGCACCGCCGACAACTCCCCTGATCGAAGTCTTCGCACGCCTGGCAAATCGCCAGGCGTGCGTTCTTTTGCGCCTCGGTAACCCGTGGCGACCCGGCGGACACGTGCTGGACGATGGCCGTGGCGAACGACCGGAGCTGCGCGATGAGCCCCGGCTGGTGGGCCTGCTTGCAGACGAAGCGGGATCGCTCCCCGGGGCAGGAGCGGCTTTCGTCAGAGAGCGGGCACTGGTCGCACTTGTTCATGGCGGGGTTGTCACCAGTAGTCTGACCGCTGGGAAGATGTAGGAATCGTAGATGGGCGAACCGACGTTCCAGTAGAACTCAGCGGAATAAGTCGGCGTGCAACTGGATGCGTGGTAAACGAATCCGTTGTTAGGAGTCGAAACCGCATTCCATGGACCAGCGGGAATCGTGCCTCCTGACGGGCATCCCGCAACGGATGTCCACGACAATGAAAACGCCGGTGTGGTTGCTGGTACTCCTGCGGTATACGGAAAGTACATCATGTACCGCATCGCGACGGTGCTTGCGGGACAGGTGCTTACTCGACTCGCGCCGGGATAACTTAGTAGGTTGTAGGCAATCCAGTTGCCTGGGCCGCAAGGAATAAGGGGATTGGCTGGCGTCCAGATCGCGGCCATCGTGACACCGTAGTAGGTGTCATAGAACGAGAGGACTTCGGGGATCGTCGCAGTGCATGGGCCGAGGAAGCAACCACAACACTTGCATCCCGGGCTCCGCTTGATTCCCATCAGCAATCCTCCGAGATCGCGCCCAGCCGCCCGCTGATGATGCCCACGACGATGAACTTGCCGCCGCTCCCGACGATCGATCCAAACAGATTGCGGACCTCGGCCGTCTCGTCGGCCACCAGGTTGTCACCTTCGAGGTGATAGAGGGTGCAGGTCGCCTTGCCGACCGTGGTTCCGGAGCGTGCTGGGATCCCACCCGATGGAGTCTTGGCGTAACGCAGTTCCGACGACCCGGATGCCCCACGCGCCCGCGGGGCGGGTAAGCCGCGGGTCAGCTTCTCAACGTATCGAACGACGTCAATGATTCTCTCGGCGCCGATCTCACTGAAGCCTACCGTGGGATCGCCCGGGTCGGCCGGGCTTGAGGCGTCAGATTCACCTCGGGGCCGCGTTGCATCGGCCATCAGGCAGTCCCCTGCAACTGGGCGAAGAAGTCGTTGAAGTTGAAGACGGCGAAGTCGATCTTTTCGTGGACGTCGAATTCGAGAGTCACCGCTTTCGCGTTGCTGTCTTTGGGGAGCGGCTGGCCTGTCAGACTGAGCGGCCAAGGGGACGAAATCTTCTGGCCATATTCGTCCGTGATTTCGATTTTCTTCTGCGAATTACTTGGGTCGAGACGGCGGAATCCGAGGTTCGGGACCCGGCTCTTCCAGGGCTTGTCGTTGAAGACAAAATTATAGGTGACGACCCAGTACCAGCCGATGTCAGGGTTGAAGGCCCGCTGGGGTGTGATCTTCTTGACCTTCACGTATTCCGGATCGGCCCCGAAGAAGGGCGTCGAGTTGATCTTATCCTGGAACGAGTGCGCGAGCGCGGGGTCATAGCTCGGCTCGTTGCGGATCAGCACCAGGATCGGCCGGGAACGGTCTTTCATCACAGGCGGGTCAAATGGATCGCCTGCCGAATTCACGATCGGCTTACCGTTGACGTCTTCGGTGATGGCCTCCTGGTATTGTTCCTCGTCCCAGGAGACTTGAGGCTGGCGGTCGACCGGATCCGCCGCGAATTGGCTCGCGTCGTAGGGACCATACTCGGCCACCGCTTCCCAGCCTCGCCCATCCTCGTCACGTTCGGTAACCGTCAAGGACTGGCAAAACGAGCCGTGGTCCGATTCGTACCCCGTGTCGTACACCTGGCCGATCGCGACGGGCAGCGCGGCCAGAATCGCGCCGGGCCCGACTCGCGCGTCGTCGGTCTGGACGTACCAGGTGCGTCGGTACGATCGCTTCCAGATCTGATCCCTCTTCGCCTCCCGGCCGCCCGGTTTTTTCTCGACGATACTTATGATCCGCATCAGAATTCCCTCCGCTGGAGCGGCAGGGACTGACCCGACGCGCCGAGCTTCTTCTCGATCCGATTCAGGACTCCGACCGTATCCTTGGAGTTCTTCGCCACCGACTTGATCGAGTCATCCTTCGTCCCCCCGGCCCGGAATTGGAGGAGAGCCGAGTAGGCTTCCTTCGATCCGAGCTCGAGAGCCCCGGCAAACTTGGTTTCACCGCCTTGGCCCAGCTCCTCCTTGCCTGCGAGCTTTTTGGATCGTTCATAGGTCTTTTCATCGATCAGGCCCGCGGACTTCAGCGCGTCGAGTTCCTTGAGCTTTTCGCCGTACTTCTCGAGGGGAGTCCGGCTCTCCTCAAAGATCGACTTGGCTTTATCCGAGAACTCGTCGCCGGACTTCTTGGCACGGTCGAACGTGTCTTTGTTGATGAGACCGGCTTTGAAGAGCTGTCCGAGGTCATGGAGCTTGACGTTGTATTTTTCCAGGGGAGTCCGGGTGTCGTCATAGACCTGCTTGGCTTTCTGGCCGTACTCTTCGAGGGCCTTCTTGAAGGCCCGCTTGTAGGTTTCCTGATCGACCGCCCCTGACTTGAACATCTCGTTCAGGTCCCGGACCTGGGTTTGGAATTTTTCCAGCGGAGTGCGGGTCTCTTCGATGATCTTCTTGGCGCCCTCGGCGATTCGCTTCTGGGATTCCATGGCCGCGGGATCCAGGGCGGATGGTCCCTTCATGCCCCCCATCGGGCCGGCCGCGGCCGGTCCGCCGGCGTCCATCCGCATCATGGGGTTGCTCTTGTTGATCATCGCGAACTTGGCCTGAATCTCCTTCTCCAGGCTGGCGAAGTTCGGAGCCATCAGCGCTGGAAGGTCGAGACTCCCACCACTGAGTGCATTCTTGAGCCCGCTGTAGATCCCCTGACCCATCGTCTTGGCGAACGACCACCCGAGGCTGAAAGCGACTTTGACCAGGCCGATGGCGAGCGACGGGATGTAACTGACGATCGTCCCGATGACCTTGATCACCATCACGCTCAGGTTCCAGAACGCTTTGATCGCCTGTCCGATGCCGGCGAAGATCAGCTTGACCCAGTTGTTTTTGATCCACTCTCCGATAATCGCGAGGTTCTGGGGGATCGACTGGAAGACGGCGACAACGTTGGCGATGCCCTCCTGGAACTTGAGCTGGACGATCGACCAGACGGCCGGCAGGTTGCGGAGATAGCTTGCAGCCACGCCGATCGCATCGCCGATCCTGGCGGCGAAGCTGGAGATTGCCCCGCGATTGCGGGTAAAGGCGGTGTCGAGCCAGGTCGCAAATTCGTTGAGCAGCCCCATGCCCTTTTGCAAGGCCGGCAAGAAGACGCTCATGAGGTTTGCCCCGGCGTTGGTCATCGTGCCACCAAATCGGCGCATCGCGTTCGCCGGGGAATCGATCGTGTTGGCCAGATCGCCCTGAGCGACGGCCAGGCCTTTGATGATCAACGATGTTCGCGCCGCGACTTTCTGCTGAGTGCTCATCTCCTGGCCGGCCTTGATGAGGCCGAGCCGGAAGGCCTCTTGCTTGGTCGCGGCATCCTGAACGTCGATGCCGAACGCGGAAATGGGCTCACTTTGCCCACGGAGCGCCGAGGCGATCTTGCCGGCCGCCTCGTCGAAGCCCACGTTGAAGATCGACCCTGCGTCGGCCGCCAACTTCGCCAACTGCACGCTGGTCTCGGCCGAGGCCTTCTGAGTCTGGCCACCCATGCCTTGGAGGAGCTGGCCGAAGATTGCGGCGGTGTCGATGAACTCGGTCTTAACGGTGCCGAACCGTGTGGCCATCCCATCGGAGGCGTTCTGCACGATCTGCGCCTGGTTGCCGAAGATCACCCCCATCTTGCTGACTGACTCGTTCAGGTTGGAAGCTTCAACGGTGCTCGCCTTGAGGAACTGAACCCCTTTGAAAGCGAGCGCGAAGGCGCCGAGGGCGACGGCGATCTCCGCTCCCAAAGCAATGACCGAGTTTTTGAGCGTGTGGACAACGGAATTGACACCCCGGAACGCCGCTCTCAGCCCGGTCACTTGCGCAATCTGAGGTCCGAGCCGGAAGTTAAACATGCTTGAGAGTCTGGTACCGGCGACGTCTCCGAAGTCCCCGATCAAATTTTTAAGCCTGAGGAAGCCTTGGAACGCGCCGAGCGCCTTGTCGGCGGTCGGCCCGATGCGCTGGACCGCCGCCTGGACCCTGTTGAGGGAGCCCTCGGCGGCGCCGGCCCCCTTGGCGATCTCGTCGCGGAGCTTCTGCTGGAGACGCGAGATCGCGGCCTCGGCCTTGGGGAGTTTCATCTCCGAATCGATCCGCCGCGCCAACGTCACGATCGTGCCGCCAATCCTGTCGATCTGCGCGGTCATTGTGGCCGCAAATCGGTTGAGAGGGGCCAGAGCCGTCGCGAACGCGGCCTGGATCTCTCCGGCTTGCTCCTGAGCCTGGCTGGACATTTCCCCCATGTTCGAGGTGTCGGCCGCCTCAATCTTGGGACCCTTCATGGTGAACGAGTCCGCCGCGCGCTGGGTGCGTACGGCGGACTGGGCGAAATTGTCGAGGGCGCGTATGCCCCGGTCCAACTCCCGGACGAAGGGGTTAGCGTCGCCGCTCATGCGGACCACGATGTTGCCGGCCAGCGCCATCAGACACGTCCATTTCGTTGCGCGGCGAGGGCGCGGAGAGCGAACAGGCCCGCCGCGGCGGACTGGGTTTCGCTCTTGGGTTTCTGCCGGCGGGGGATGAAGTCTTCCGGGGTGAGCGCCTTACCCTTGCCGAAGACATTCGCAATCGTCGATGAAATCAAGCCCGCTTGCCAGTAAGAGTCAGGCAGGGGGTCGAGGCGATCGTACGCCAGCCACTCGCTCAGCTCGTGGGAATCGATCCGGGAGAGCAACTCCCGGACAGGCATCCCGAGATTCAGTGCGAGCTTGAAGCAGAATCTTCGGAGGGGCTGGCATTCGAGTTTCCCTCAAGGGCGTCCACGTCCTTCTTGGTGAAGGCGGAGAGCCGCATGGCGACCTCGAGGATCCGGTCGAGCGCGGCCGCGGACTTGGTGCCGAGGGGGAGGATGTCCTTCTCGCTGAAGAGGCGTTTCCCGGTCTCGTCGCAGACGGTGGCGACCGCCATGCGGGCCCGGAAGTCCTTGCCCGGCTCTTTGTTGTACGCCGCCTCAAGGCGGTCTCGCTCGGTCCCGGTCATGGTCTGGACGAACACCGTCCCATTCCACTCGGGGATGGAGACTTCTTCGCGCGGGAGGTCGTCGGCCGCGAGGATCGATTCGCGTGAAAGCATGATGGCCTTGGTTTTGGTGAAGGGGGAAGGTCAGAGAACGGGGCTGAGAGGTTGACCGGGGATCACGCCGGCGCAGCGCTGAGGACGATCTCGCCGGAGACCTTGATTTCAAACTCGGCTTCGAGGTTTCCTTCAACCTCCATGCCGGTCGGCTTCAGCTTCGTGAGGACGCCGTCGAAGGTGGCCGTGGTCGCGTCGGCGTCCGCGAAGACTAACTGGAAAGTGGCCAACAACGGGTTATCCCAGAGACCGAAGAGGAAGAGGTGCGTCGGGTCGTGGGGATCGTATTGCAAAGTCCCGGACATCGAGCCGCCATCGGCGATCGTCGGCCGGTAGGTTTTCTTGGCGGAGTCGAGGTTCGTTGTCTCGGCGGTGCCAACCTCCATCTCCGGGCCATCGAGCGAGACTCGCTGCGCGATGGTGGTTTGTGCCGCACTGATTTTGACTTTCAGCAGGGTCCCCTTGCCGGGGTTCACCTGTGTGACGTGGGCCATGCTAAGACCTCAAAGGGGAGGACTCGAGAAAACGGAAATTTTCATAGGCGCACTTCTCTGTCGATCCGTCTCGCAACCTCGCGCGTGACGACCTGGATTGCCCGATCTTGGGCCAGGTCGACCGCTTGCTCGAGGAGCTTGGCGGCATAGGGGCCACCCACCTCGGCTTCGATCGCCGTCGCGACCGTCGCGCCGAGCTGGGTCCCCTCGTCCTGGTGGATTCCCGCCTGGACCCGCGGTGACTGTGTGAGCGAGGACGCTTGCTTGCGCAGGACCTCACCGCCGCGGCGAATCGCGGGGAGGAGGACCTCCGGCGCCACGTCGCGTTTGAGCCGCTGGAGGGCTTCCTTGGCCTCCTTGATGCCGCTGATTTTCAGGCTGGCCATGGGTCGAGTTAGCTCGTGAGGATCTTGCCTTGGAGCCGGCAAGACGTGGTGCAACTGACCGAGATCGACGACACGTCGGCGGTGAACGGATTGGCGAAGTAGCCGGGCGATCGGCCCCAGACCAGCGGGTTGCCAGCGATCAGGTTGACAGTGTTGCTGGGCGCGACACCGGGCGTTGGCGTGGTCACGGCCGACGCGGGGCTCGAGCCACCCGAAAAGCTATCGGTGGTCGACATGGTCACTGTCTGGAGGCCAAGGTTTCCGGTGAACGTGACGTTCACCGGGGTTCCGGGGAGCGGACCTCCGGTACAGATCGCGCCACCGACCGCGACATTGGACAGCGCTTCGAGAGCGGCCTGAACGGCGGCCGCGGTGGCGTTATAAACGATCGCCGCCGTGGTCTGGCCGTTCACGGTGGATGTGAGCGTTCCCCCGGTCGGTGTCCCCGTAACCGTGATCCGCTTGGTCTCATTGCTCCCGTTGGTGCGGATCGTGAGGTTCGAGGTCGCGACAAGCACGACAGATTGCAGAGCGGCCGCGGTGAAGGCGAGCGTGACGAGCTGGTTGGCCGTACCGCCGGTGAAGGTCTGGTCGAGCACGATTTCGGCGTTGCCGACTTCGAGGTCGGAACCCCCGATTGAGTTAGCGCCGTTGGTCGTGATCGAGAGCGCTTGACGATGGGTGAGGCTCATGAGGGTATCGATTCTCGATAACGGAACAAGTAATCGTGCATCTCAAAATAGGTACCAAGGTCGGACTGGGTGACTGGCGGATCCCAGCGATCGAACTCGTCCTTCCTGACGGTTTCCAGGATCTGGATCGAGCCGGGGAGGCTGCCGTTGATGATCCCCTCGAACTGGTTGCGCACCACTTGCAGGATCGCGTCACAATCTCCGTTGACGGTGGAATAGGCCCTGAATTCGACTCGCGCCTCAGTCACGCCGGCGGCACCCGAAAGGTTATGCACGGGGACGTTCGAACGGACCACGTAGACCAGCGCCGGCAATCCCGCAGTCTGAGGGAGGACCTGGGGAAAGATTCGCTGGCCCACGATGAGAGTGAGCGCGGCATTTGACTTGAGCCCCGTCGCGAGCGCCGCCCGAAAACCAAACGCGACGTAAGGTCCGGCCGCTTGACTACGGAGGATCGTCAGAATCACGGGTATCGGCATGATCGTTTTAGATTCAGATGATGTTGAAGGTGTCGCCATTCGCGGGGGCAAAAGGCAACGGGGGCGAAACCGTGAAGGTCTTGGTTGTCCCCGCGTAGTTGGTCGCGACCGTCTTCAAACCTTGCAACTGACCTGAGGTGAAACACACCTGGCGGCCCGTGTAGAAGCCGCTGGCCGTCGACAGGCCCGATGCGGCGGTGAATCGTGTCGTCGTCGAGCTGGATCCACTCACCGTCCCTGCGTTGAGGAGCTCGTTGTAGGCGGACAGCATCTCATGGACCGCAGCGACCAGCGGACCGATCCCAAGCCCGGTCCCGTCCCAGTAGTCGCTCCCTCGACCGACAACAGGATCTCCCACGGCCGGATTACCGCCGGGTTTCTCGAAGAGGGTCCAACGATAGTTTCCGGCAGGCGAGCCAAGGGGAAACGGGCAGGCGTAGTTACCGCTCCCGGCCGGCGTCTCCGGCAGTGGAATCGCATAGGACGCGAGGTCAGCGACGACGTAAGGCGTGACAAATGCGGTTCCGTTGTAGACACGGTTCGCCGAATCTCGGATCACCGCGTAGATCGTCAAGCCGGTTTGCAGGCCGTCGATATTCATTGAGCCGCCATCCACTCGAGATTCCCTCGGCTAGATGATGTTGAACGTATCGCCATCTGTCGGCGGAAACGGGAATCCGGGCAGAACGGTGAAGGATCGGGTTGCCCCGACGTAGGTGGAAATCGGTTGCTTCAGCCCTTGAAGGTCGCCCGAGGTGAAGCAGACCTGCCGGCCGTTGTAGTGGTTGCTGTCGACGGCGAAGGTTGAGGAGCCGCGGAACGTGGTGGTTGTGGGTGCGGGATCCTCGACGGATCCGGAGAGCAAGAGCTGGTCGTAGCTCGCGAGGGTCGCGTTGGTGGCCGTCGTTGCCGGGCTGTTTCCGAACGTCGTCCCGTCCCAGTAGCCACTACCGCCTCCGATGCGAACATCAGTGCTCGCGGGGCTGCCACCTGCTTGGAGATAGACCGACCACAGGTAATATCCCGCCGGCGATGTGAGCGGGAACTGGCAGACGCGCACCCCGAACCCGGCCGGCGCTTCCGGTGTGTCCGTCGCATAAGCCTGCCAGTTGGCGAGTTCAGCAGGAACGTAGGCCGATCCATCCCAGAATTCGACGTTAATATTCGAGATATGGGTATAGAGCGTGTTGCCCCCTGTCGGCCACGGCGCCTGAATCTTCGTGTCGTTCATGATGCTTTGACGACCTCCGTAACATAGATCACATATTCACGGTTACGTTCGTCGACATTGTTGATCCAAGAAATGTCGTAGGTCCGGCTTTTGAAGGTGAACCGCTGAGTCGGCTCGATCGGACCGATGTATCGCATCTCGAGGACGTGCGTCAGGGTCGCGTGGATTTGCGCGGCGTTGAAAACCTCGCGCCCGGTCGGGGTCCGGATCGATGCCCAGTACGTCCCGACATCGGCCCATGTCGGGATCATTTGACCGTCGGTCGAGGGTGCCTCGGTCGCTGACTGGAGGGTGACGCGCTTGCGGAGTGTGCCCGGCTTCACGCGTAACTCCCATGGTCACAGGAGGCCAGCAACGCATCGACTGCGCCCGGGACCGATGCCACGAGTGTCCCCGTGACGGTCGTATCTCGATTCTCGTACCAGTGAGTGGTCATGATTTTGATCGCCGTGACAATCGGCGCGGGGATCGCGGCCGCGTTGCCGTAACCCGCAACGAACGTGACCTGCACGGAGTCGATCGTCGGCCGGGAGACTGGCCAGACCTGGGAGTAGGCCGGCTGGATCCGGGCCGGAGTGCCGATGGAGACGTTGTAGCTCGCAGGCGCGACCGTCTGGAGAACGCCCTGGAAGTCGTAGTACTGCACGCTCGTGATCGACTGGAGCGGCGGCCGGGGGATGTCGATGACCCCCGTCGAGTTTGGGACCATGCCCGGGTAGAAGCCGAGTCCCGAGGGGAGGCTCCCCATTGACGGCCAAATCTCCCGGATCGCTCGGTTGTAGTAACCGCCGGCCGAGGGGAAGCTGTCGAGATCGAGCCGCCAGGTCTGGGTGACCAGGGCCTGGCGGAGGTAGTTCTCGCAATAGACCCGCGCAGCGGTGACCAAGCTCGAGACGAGCGCATCCTCTTCGTCGATATCAATGCGGAGGTAGAGCTTCGCCTCGACGAGTGACACGGGCTCCTCAGCCGGCGGTGTGACGAGCGTGAGTCGCATGGAGGGTTACTTACCTTTGGCGTTGGAGGCCGTGGCTCGTTCGGAGGCGGGCGGGGCAACAGCTCGTTGGGGCACTGGCACCGCGACCATCGCGACGTATTCGGCGTGCCCGAGCTCGACGAGCTTGGCCGCGCGGAAGTCGTCATGGATCTCGACAACGCTGCCCTCCTCTTGCCAGTTGTCGCCGATGAGGGCCGCTCGTTTCATTCGGATTTGGCGCATGGGAGTCCGTGGGTTGGAGGTAGCCGAGGATTAATCTCCACGGCCACCTGGTGGGGCTCAGCCTTGGTTGGTGACCATGTCCGTGACCAGCGAGAACGACTCGTTGTGACGGACCTGCACATCGACGTCCTGGAGTCCGACGATCCGGACCGAACCGGTCGAGGATCCGGTGTACGGGTCCACCAGGATGTCGAGGCCCGACCAGTAGGCGATGATCAGGTCATTCCAGTTGCCGAAGAGGAGCGGCGAAAGGTTCGTGCCGGACCCCTTCGTCAGGTTGCGAGGAAGCTGCTGGGTGGCGTACGCGGGGTAGCCGTTGATCTCGTTGTTGTCACCCCAGATGTAGATCGGGAACGTCGATCCGATCTTCGCCGTGGTCTTGAGCGTGCCCCGGCCATCGGCGTTGGTCACGTAGGCCATGTTGCCGAGGTCGGCATTGCCACGCGCCACGACCGTTTCCAGGGCGACCATGGCGGCGTTGGTCGGCACGTCGCCGTTGGCACCCAGCGCGATGACGTTGGTTCCCGTGATCCCCGAGTTCTGCATGATGCCGAGCGGTTGATTGCTCGAGCCAGTGCCGTTGAACCCCGCAAGGTCGATCGCTCGCGCGATGATGGCGGCGATGTCGTCCATGACGAATGCTTCGCCGTCGATGTTTGCGAGCTCGAAGAACCGTCGGCTGATATCGGTGAAGGCGCCGTAAGTGTGCGGCGTGAAGTTGACCTGATCCAAGGTCTGGTTTGAGCCGGTCGGGGCGCCGCCTTCACCGACCCACTGGCCAGTCGCCTTGCCGTTCTGGCGTGGAATCGAGAATTTCCCTTGGAGGTTCTTGATCTCCCGGGCACCGAGAGCCATCAAGACCATCTTGTTTCGGAGGATCTCAATGTATTCCGTGTCCAGGAACGTCGGCACGGCTCCGGCGCCTGCCGAGGTGTCCAAGGCGCGACGCTCCGACGATCGCCGGCCGAACTGATCGCGGCCACCCGGGCGGGAGTTGCCCATCGGGTAATAGAAGTCGTTGGTCGGTCCCTTATCCCCGCGTTTGGCGATCTCCTCGGAGACCTCGAGTTCCAGGCCCGTGAGCCCCGGGGCCCCACGCTTGGCGCCACCGGCCCGCTTGGCGTCGGCCACTTCCTGGATCGCTTTGATCAGGCTGTACCGATGCTTGCCATTGCGGGTATTGGCCGGATCCTCGTGAGGGAGCGGAGCCGATCGCCGCTTCTCGGGATCGTCGTACCCGATCACTTCCATCGCGGCCTGACGCTCGATCGTGCCGATCCGCTTGCCCAGCTCCATCGCCTGGGAGTGGAGGCCATCGAACGAAGATTGCTCCTCGGGATTGAGGCCTCGATTTTCCTTCTCGGCCCGCTCGACGATCTCTTTCGCCGCGTCAAGCTTCGTGGCGCGCGTCTGACGCAGTTCGTATGCCTTTTCTTTCATCGCTTCCTCAGTTCAAGAGTTGGGGATCAACTGCGCCTCGGCAAGCCGTTGGCGGGCCTTGGCCAAAAGGGTCGTGATCGGTGGGGTCGGGGGAATCTCGCGCTGGCGTAGCGCGGCGTTGAAGCTGCGGCACGCGACCGACGTTTGTTCGTACGCGGGGTAAGTGACCGGGCCCACGTCGTAGAGTTTCCGGACCTTCACCACGGTCCGGATCGGGATTGCTCCGGTCATGTCCCACTGGTCGACGTCGGTCGTGAAGCTGAATGAGCAGCCCGTCATGTTGCCGAGCCGGACATTCTCGGCGGCGTCATGACCGACGGAGGTATTGGGGAGGTCGATCTCGTAGTGGAGTCCGATCTCGTCTTGCTCCATCCGGAGCGTGCCGGCGACGTTCCGTCCGATCAGCATGTTTTCATCGTGGTTGACCAGGCCACGGACGTCATCCGTCTTGAGGGAGTCGGTGAAACACCCGGGGGCGAGCTTCTCGCGGAACATCCCCAGGTCGAGGGAGAGTTGGCTGAAGACGGCTGCATAGCCGACCAACGTGCCGGGTGACTTCGAGCCCTCGGCCGCGGCCCGGAGCTCGACACTGCCGATCAGTGTCCGACGCTCGAGGTCCTCGCTGGCCGGCGGCGTGCGCGATTCGACGTTGTTCATTGTTCCTGCCTGCCGTTCAGCGTAAGGAGGTCGGCGCGACGAGCCTTCGGAGTCGCTTCCGTCGGCTTCCCTGTTTGATGAGCCGAGCTTTCGGAGTCGTTTCCGTCGACTTCCCCGCTTGATCGAGGGGGTTGTATTGAGACTGGACAAGGTACTTGTCACCGCCCTTCTCCGGTCCGATCGGGGGCATCCCCTCGCCGAGCCGGATCTCATCCGCGTTGATCGCGCCCAAGTTGCGGAGGGCCTGGTACATGGCCATCCGGGCGGCCGTGTCGCCGCGGAGCAACGCGCTCATGTCGTACCGGATCACCCATTTCCGCCGATCGTCCCGGGTCAGGAGCCGGCGGTTGAGAACCCCTTCACGCATCGCCACCCAGAACGCCAGCGTCGTCGTCCAGTAATCGAGGTTGGATTGCTCGATGTTGGACATGTGCGACTGTGAGTAGTCACCGATCTTGTGAGGAGGGACGCCATAGAGTCGCGCGATCTCGAGGACCTGGAACTGGCGGGTGCCGAGGAACTGCGCGTCTTCGGGAGAGATCTGAGTCTGGGTGTACTCCGTCCCCTCCTCGAGGATCATGAACTGGTGCGACGACTGAGTGCCCTGATGGACCTGATTGATCGACCGGCGGATGTTGTTCTGCGCCTCTTCCTTCAGTCGCTTGGGGAACTTCAGGATGCCCTTGGGAATCGCCGAGTTGCCGAAGAAAGACGCGCCGAACTGTTCAGCGGCCAGTGCCAGGCCCACGGTCTGGCGGGCGATCGTCAGGGGCGTGTAGCCGAGGATCCCGTTGAACCCGAGACCGGCGAAGTGGAGGACGTTCTCGGCGAGGAGCTCTCGTTTGTTGTCGAGGAGGTAGTAGAGTCGTCCGCTCTCAGTCTGCTTGGGAATCGTCTTCGCCGGGTGAAGGATGTGGAGCGCTTCGGCGCGACCACGGGTGTCACGAACGACCTCCGCATATCCGTTTCCCTGGCCGAGCGTGTGGCCCTGGGTGTCGAGGGTGAACTTCAGGGACGACGTATTGTCGTCGGTCTCGACTCCAAGCAGCTCGTCATAGTAGTTGGTCGGGTCGAGCCGGACCCCGCCGTCGGGCAATTTCTGATACAGCCCAAGCGGCAACGTGGCCATATCTTTGGAAATGAGATTGATCGACGCATAGACCGCCGTCAAAGCCATCGCGGTCTGAGGCGTCACGTACGTTCCGGATAGGACCGGCGCGCCGGGGACGGACCCCGTACCCAGCCCCATGGAACGACGCTCCATCCAGGAATAAACCCGGTCGAGGGTCCGGGCGAGGATCGAGGGCATCGAATTAGGCGCCGCCCGCGCAAATGGCAAACGAACCGGTTGCCGCCGGAGTGATCAGGATCGTCTTGTGGGTCGAGTCGACGGTCTTTCCGGCAACACTCTCGAGGACGTGCGTCGAGCCGGCCGGGATCGTCAGGGTCGGTGAACTGCCACCCAGGAAGACATCGAAGGGATTCGAGCCGCCCGGGGCCACCGTCAGAGATGCCGTCCCGGTGTTTCGCAGGACGAGCTTATTGACCGTCGCGAAGGTCGTGTCACCAGCGCTCGACGCAGTCGCCGAGGTCAGGTCGGTGAGGTCGATCGTGACCGCCGTCGTGCCGGTGAGGGCGACGGTGGCGGCGCCGTTTTTCGCGTAGTTCGAAGCGGAGAGGTCGGTGAGGACATAGTCGAGCCGGCTCCCACCGCCGCCCGATTCAATGACGGCGGCCGCCTCGGGAGCGTAGACACCGATCGCGCCCGCGGCCTTCATCGCCGCGCCGACCAGCGCGGCCACGGCGAGCTTGACAAAGTTACTCTTGGTTGTCGGCATGCTCATTCCTAAAGGTCAGAGAAAAAGGATCCCGCGTTCGTCGTAGATCGAGTCATCACCCTCACCACCGTCCTTGAGCCATCCGACGATCGCGTTGATCGTCGCGGCCAGGCCGTCGATTCGTTTCGTGGACGAGGACTTGACGAGGTGCATGAGGCCGGTCGAGGTGGTCTTTACCGTCGCGTTCGCGATGTTCCAATCGAGCACTGCATGGTTCTCATGCCGAAGCGTGCGATCGAGCATCATCGACTCAAACCGCACCATGGCTTCGTTCAGTGAGACGGGTCCCTGGGGGATCCCGTCGACCTTCATGTCATGGTTGTTGAAGAGCCTGGTTAGCAGGTGGGTGGCATACGCACGGTCGGCAGTGAGTACGCGAAAGGGTGTCGATTCGTGCAATTCAAGGATGTCGGTTTCGACCTGATTGAAGTCGGTCGCTTCGCCTTCGGTGAAGACCAAATAGCCTTGCTGCTCCCAAAGCGGATACCGTTCCTTGTTCAGTTTCTCATGCTTCCATCGACCTTCTTTCGGCACCCAGAATTTCGGCAGGAGGTCGAGGCCTCCCAGCTCATTCGGAAAGACCCGAGCGAGCGCCGCCATGTCGCCGGTTACTCCAAGGTCGAGCCCCGCGTAGCACGACCGTCCGGTCAACCGGCGAGATCCAGAACCCCGCATTCTTTCCACCTGTCGGTTTGCAACCACCGACTCGCCTGTTCGGTCCACAGGTTGAGGTAGAGTTGCTTGAAACGATTCTCGAGCCGTGGTCGCAAGATCGCGTCGCGGCATTCACTCCGGATGAACTCGAGGTCGCAGAAATCGCCGAGAGCCGGCATCGCTTTGAACCACGTCGACTCGGCCCGCCAGTCGTCTTCCTTATCCGCCGCGTAGATCACGGGGAGATAGGTCGGGTCGGTTACCGTGCCATTCTTGACCTGGAGTGCGTAGCTCCATTCGTCGTAGCAGACGCTGGCCAGGTCGTGGCCGGCCGTCGTGATGTACCAGGTGAGTGGATCCTTCCTCGCGCCGAACCCGGTCGTGAGGACATTCACGAGCTCTTCGTCGACCACGTGGAGCTCGTCGATCAGGACGACCGAGGGTCCGAGACCGTGCTTCGACTTTGGGACGCTTGAGAGAACCTCGAGTTCGGAGTTCCCCTTGTGGAACACGATCCGCTTGTTGCTCTGCCCCTCGTAGATCGTCACCAGCGAGTCGAGCACCGGGTCTGCCCGGATCATGCTCACCATCGCCTTGAAGATCAGGCTGGCTTGCTTGACGTCGCCTGACGCGATGTAGATGAGTTGGTTCGCGCGGCCCTGGCCCATCAACGCATAGAGCCCGCCGCCAGCAACCACCTCCGTCTTACCCTGCTTTCGGGGGAGTGCCCAAAAGCTCTTGCGATATTGCCGGAGGCCTGTGACCGGATCGATCGTCCCGAAGAGCCTCTTGATCGGCTCGGCCTGCCAGGGCCGCAGGTTGAACGGCTCCCCCGCGTAATCTCCGGTGTGGGTCAGGTTGTTGAGGAAGCGAAGCGCCCGGTCGCCCGGATTGAGTGGTAGCGGTCTCAGCCTGTCACTGACAGAAGATCTCCCCACCGGCCATCCCCTTCGGGCTTCCCATTCGATCCGCCGCGCGACTTCGCCGACAACCCGGGCGTCAACCCAAGGTCTTTCAGAAGTCCGCGGAGTCGCATTGTCTGGGCGCTGATAATCCCCAGCAGCGGATGCGGCATCGGCGTGCCGTTGGCCGCAAAGAGCGTCAGCTTGCTCGCAGGCTGAGCGGCGTCCTTGTCGGGGGCACCGACCTGGCTGAGCTCGTCGTGAGCCCGCTCGAGCAGGCAGACCGTCCGGGCCGTCGCCTCGATCAACCGCACGTCGGCTTTCACCAGAGTCCCCGCTTCACGGCAGGCGCCAACCAGTCGTTGGAACTCGCGGACCTCGGCGGCGTTCAGAGTCGCGGGGGCCTCGATTTCGTCGGGAACGACTGGCGACGGTGCGGCCTTCCGACCTCGCTTCGCCATGGTCGCAATACCCCCAAAAAAGTGGTGCAAAAACGTAAAAGGGGCCAGTGCGTTGGAGGATCGGACGGTCCCAGCAAATGACCCTCCCCCCTGGGGTTACTTATTGGTCCTGAGTGAGTCCCAGAAATTCACGCGGCGCTCGATCTCGTCGGCTTCCTCTTTGGTCATACTGTCTGGGTTGACGCTCGGCCTGTGAGTTCCGAACCGATCATCGATCGTGGTCACATCAAGCGTGCTCACTTCGATGTCTGTCTCAATGTCACCGACCTTGGCTTCGATCAGAGTCATCGTCACCGTGGCTGCGTGGTGGGGTGAGCTTCGCTCGAACCGAAGGGCGACCACTCCACCGATAGACTCGCCGGTGTCGGCGTTGACGACCGATGTCCGGTCATCCTTATGGGTGAGCTTGAGTCGCATGCTACTGCCCCCTCCTCGTCGCGTTCTTCGCCGTCTCACTCGAGTGGCACGACTTGCAGAGCAGTTCAACGTTGGTCTCTTCGAAGGCCAACTCCATGTTCACCCGAGGATCGATCTTGTGGTGGACCTCGACTCCAACCACTGGCCGTTCCCGCGTGCTGCACCGTTCACAGAGGATCCGCTCGGCGCGGATCCTCGAGCGGAACCGCTTCCATCGGGAGGTCCCATAGAGCTCGAGCAACACCGGGTCGCGACGGTTGCGGTTGTAATCCGTGTGCCGCGCGGCCGGCGTCGGCATCCAGGCAGGGCGAAGAGTTGGGATTCGTTTCGGCATGAATGACCGCTTGAGCAATGGATAAGTGCCTGGACAGAGGAGGGGTACACATCCTCTTCCAGGCTGGCAGCGATGGTTTCCCACACCAGCCAAGGCCGATGAGAACCTTGGCGTTCGCCCGATCGGGCTCTATCTGCCTCACCACTTGACCGGGCTAAATGCGGTGGTCAGCTCGCGTGAGGCAGAGCAGACCGTTTCTTTTTCGCGTCGGCGATCTCGAGCTGGTGGAGCTCGCGTTTGTGCATGCGCTCCTGACGGTCATTCGCATAACCGCGAGCGGCGCCGATGAGGGAGCTGAGACCGATCAGGATTGGCGGGATCATTTCCCAGCTCGGCCCATGGCGGTAAACCGCATCCGCGGCCCACCAGAGAGATGCCGCGACGTTGCATAAGAAAATTGAAGTCTGTGCGGTGAGATGGTTCGACATTGGTCGGGTCGGCTCGAAGAGGTCAGTGAGCTTTATCGAAGGGCCAGCGATCAACCAGCGGCCAGCGCTTGAAGTTGCTCCCGATCCTTCAAGGCTTCGTTGATACCATTACGGACGGCTTTGGGAGTCACTCCCCAGAGGGCTGCGAGGTCGTTCGCCGAGTACGGCCGGATCCGGTTCTGACCGGGATCGAACAGACCTTTCGTGGTCGCGTGTAGCCAGAGCGCGTTGCGGCGTTTGCGGCTATGAACGTTCGTCAAGCGAGGAGCTCGACGTGGGCAGGCCTTCGCGTAGACACCCTCACCGGCCGTATTCTGGAAAAGCATCAATGACCTCATCCTGATAGACTTACCGGTTATTGGTTCGAGTTAGCGACTCTGTCGATTTCAAGGATGGAGCGGCCGATCAGTTCGACGACTCGTGGGTGGACGGCATTGCCGAGGCAGCGATCTCGGTCCACGAGATGGGGAAACCCATCATCCACTCGACATACTCGGGGTGTGGGCGTGCCCTGACTGGACAGGGATCGCGGCCGGCGAGTCCGTAGAGCAGGCCAATCAATCGAGTTCCCAGCAAACTGCATGTCTGCCAGGTTTCCTTCGACCGCAGTTTCCAAGGGAAGTTTGAAACCGCGTCGACAACTGTGGGGGTAGGCAACAATCCAGGCACGGTTGCGAATGTGATCCGCTCCGATGGCCCAAGCACCCACCACGATCGGCGTTGCGGTGTAACCCGCTCGATCCAAGTCGGCGAGAACCTGGTCAGCCCCGCGAGCCCGGAGAGCAGGCACGTTCTCAGCAATGACCCAACTGGGTCGGATCTCCTTGATGAGCCTGAGCATCTGATACCAGAGGCCTGACCTCTCCCCTTCAAGTCCTTTGCCCTTGCCGGCCGTGCTAATGTCTTGACAGGGGAAGCCACCGCAGACGACGTCGATTTCACCAAGTCCATCTGCCTTCAGTCTCCTGCTACTCAGTGTGCGAACATCTTCATAGATCCAGGACTTGGGCCAATGCTTGCGTATGACGCGGCGGGCATAGCCGTCCTGCTCGCAGAAGGCGATCGTTTTCATCCCGGCTCGTTCGAGACCGAGAGAGAAGCCGCCGATACCGGAGAACAGGTCGAGGACTCGTAACTTGTTCATTGAATCTGCACGTCCACAACGTTGGCGAGCTTGGCCGTTCGGATGATCGCCTGGTTTTCTAAGCCTTGGCGACTGCTCTTGGAGCCATCCACTAACCACGGTTCGACGAGCGATTCCGGAACGATGAAACCGTCGACCTCGTAATTGACCTGATGGACCTGGTCGACCAAGTACTCCAGATAGAGCTCTTCCTTGTGCTCGATCAAAGGAGTTGCTTCGATCGCCTTTCCCCAGGCTCGAGGCTTGGAAACGAAGTCCGCAGGCTTCCCCTCTCGCTCGCGTCGCTCGTTCACTTCCTTGGCGTAGTTAGATCCGAGGTAGCAATCCATTCGAGTCCGTTTACGGAGTCGGCCAGTGAATGGATTCGGGTCGCCGGCGTCCGACTTCTTCGTCATCCTCGGTTCAGTCAAAGTCTCCAGGCTAACCAGAGTCTTTTCGTTGATTCCGCGCAAGAGCGGCTCGAGGTGGTTCACCCGAGGTCCTCTTTCGGTGTTTCGGCGGGGTAGGTGTGCGAAGGGTCCCGAGCCAACCCATAACTGGATCGACTCGGTATGATATTTAGGGTTGGATGAAGGAAGAGCCGATCGCGTCAACCGCTTATTGAAGACCGACCGCCACGACAAACGGACCGAGGGTGAAAGCCTCGAGGCTCCGCGTATCGTGCTCGGCAATCCATTGGGCCCACCGGCTGCGTGTCCCCCAAATCAGTTCGATAATGACCAACTGATCGGTGAGACGGTTCCGCTTCACGACCTCGACGCGAAACCAAAGAGGGATCCGGCTTCGACGACGGGGGCCGCGGCCCCCGTCGTCGGCGGATGGTGACCGGCGCGGTGAGAGGTCCATCGAGTCGGCTCCGACCAATCACCGATCGCCGGCCACGTTTTTGAAATCAGGTGCGGGCCCCAAGCCTACCGAAACCTGATCGGTCCAGGCCGGCCAATCCAACGCCGGCGGGCGCAGACGCGGAGAGCTCGCCAGGCGTGGCGACGTCGTCAACCGTCGCCCCCGGGCGGGAATGGCGGTCAAACTTGTGAGCGATCTTGAGGCGTGGGAGTCAGCCACGATTGGGGCTCCAGTTGGATATCGGTTGGCCATTGCGTCGCGCATCGACGCGCACCGAAGCCAGCCACTCCAGCTTCTCCGGGTCGTGCGAGCACTCTCGACTCAGCTCTCGGTATTCACCAGCACTGACGGTCTGCTTCGTCGCCTGGGTCTCAGGAGCGGCGCCGAGGATCCGTCTGATCTGCCTTGGGGTCAGGCCCGTGAGCGTCGACAAGTTCGCGACCGGCTCCCCATCGGCGGCATACCGCACGATCAGGATATTTCGCCGAGCGACCTCGAGCGCTTCACGTTGCGAATAGGGGCCAGAGAATTTTCCTGGCCTCCGTCGTGGTGTGAGAGTCGAAGTTGTTGGCATCGTCACGTCTTGGTGCATCGTCGAAGGGGACGGGCGTCGGCCCCAACCGTAGTGAACTGACCGGGGAGTGATCGATACTCCCCTCAAAAATGTTTCTCGAGGGACATAGGTTCGCGATGTCACGCGGCAAACGTCTATATCCAGGCGAGTTTCGCGACTTCACAGCCGGTCATTGTCCGTTGGGACGGTTTCACAGATGCGAGGTCATCGCGCGATCCATCCACGCTTCTGCCCTTCGTCGTGCAAGACACGGTCAGCTCCCCTCGTATTCAGCGGCATCGCCGGAATCAACCCATTCAGCCCATCTTAACACGTGTCGGCGTTTTCAGTGTACGTCAAGACACCGAAAATCGGCCAACTATCTGTACAGGGCCGAACAGGACTGGACAGCCTATTTTCCCGGAGCCATGCTTGAGCTCGGTTTACTTGCTAAAGCGCAAGCAAACCATTGCGCTTGAGCAAGGTTGCTAAGGCGCAAGATTACGCGGTTTTCCGCTTGAAATCCGAGGTGAAACGATGGGTCGAGTCGTCATCTATTACCGAGTCTCGAGCGACGAACAGTTCCAGTCGGGTGCTGGCCTCGGGGCGCAGCAAGATGCGTGCCTGCGTTATGTCGAGCGGGAAGGGCTCGAGCTGGTCGACCAGGTCGAGGAGGAAGGCGGGGTGTCGGGGGAGACACCCCTCGAACGTCGGCCCGGCCTCGTTGCCGCCGTGCAACTCCTGAAACGCGGAGATATCCTCCTGGTCTCCAAACGCGACCGAGCCGCGCGGGACACGATGATGATCGCGATGCTCGAGGCGATGTTGAAAGGGAAGCGCTGCCGTCTCGTCTCGGCCCTGGGTGAAGGGACGGAAGCGCTCGACCCCAACGACCCCATGGCCTTTCTGACCAAAGGGATCGTTGACCTCTTCTCCCAATTTGAGCTGATGATGATTCGCTTTCGTACGGCAGGTGGTCTCCGAGCCAAGCGCCGAAAGAACGAGCGGAACGGAAAAACTCCCTATGGCTGGGACCTTCACGACGACGGCCGCCGGAGCAAGATGAAGACCGACAAGGACACAGGCAGAGTTCTCAGCGGCGGCCTGCCAATCGCGCTGGTCGAGAACCCGACCGAGCAAGAGGGGCTCCGGATGATGGACCGGCTCCATCAGGCCGGTTGCTCCCTTGCGGCGATCGCCGACTCGCTGAACTCCAACTCGCTGTACACGAAGGCCGGCAAGCCTTGGGCCCGGTCGTCAGTGGCGTACTGTCTGAAGGTTTCGATCCCACTTCTGAAAGGCGGCGAGAATGAAGTCAAAGCAAAGGCGGCCGGTCCAGCGCGTGACGTTGGCGGACCAGCTCCGGGCGGCGATCGCCAACTGCAACCGATCTGAGTACGAAATTGCGACCGAGTCGGGCGTCAGCCAAGGGAGCGTGACCCGGTTCATGCGCGGCGAGCGTGACTGGACGCTCGGCACGGCCGACCACGTTGCCGAGGTCCTGGGGCTCGACCTGGCCGGCGCGAAGTACGCGCCGGCCAGCAGGCCCGGGGCGAAGCGACTGCCGAGGCGCGTCACCAGCTCGTCGTCGCCGGCGACGACGGCCGACGTCGTCCCGGAGCTCAACTGAGTCCACCTATCCCAAGTCCACGAAGGGAAAAATCAATGCCGCGAGTTATCGGTTACATGCGGGTCGCGACCGTCCAGCAAGACAACACGAGGATGTCTCTTGAGAACCAGCGGAGGCACCTGGAGATTTATGCGCGGACCCACGGTTTGGACCTGATCGACGTCATCGCGGACGAGGGGTATTCGGCGAACGACCGGCAACGTCCCGGACTCGTCGAGCTCAGGAAGAGGTTGGACAAGCACGAGATCGACGCCGTGATCGTCTGTTCTTTGGATCGACTGACTCGATCCATTGGGCTTTTGGACGAGCTCGTTCAGCGCTACTTCGACAAAAAGATCGAGCTGATCACGTTGGAGGAGGGTATCAACCAGTGCACCATCGTCGGCCGAAACACCTTCGAGCTGCTCCGGACGATCGCAGAATGGAAGCGGTTGAACATCCTGGAGACGTGAGAAACCAAACGACCCCGGCCCACGCGGGTCGAGGTCGAGGTGAGATCGGAGCTGACTGTTTCCGCGGTTGGATCCGGGCCCTGGGTGTCCAACCGGGGCGATACAGCCAACGCAGGCCGATCCCCGTCACGGGGTGAATTGCCGGCGGCGCTCTACCTGATTGAGCTACGGGCGAGCATTACGAGCTCGACCGAGGGGATTCGAACCCGCGACCTCCGTCGGCATCACAACGATACTTTGTGATTTCGGAGTGTCAAATTCCTCAGGAGGCCGCCACCCCTCCCACTCGACATACTCGATCATCGCGATACACCCGTAGAGATAGCCCACCACCAGACCGACGAGTAGCGCGATGCTGGTCGGTCCCCATTCCCACTCCCACTCCATCCGACCCCTCCCTTCGTCACACAACCGCTTGCGGATAGAGCCGACTCACCTCGTGAGGCATGGGGCCGGTGCGTCCGGCGTCTCCGGCGGGAATTGACCATCGCCCGAAAGGTGAAGGTTGCTACCGTCGGGATCCTCTCTGAACGACCCACCCCCACGGGAAATCACGGACGCTGGTTCCTCGCGACGCTCCGGAGCCGCAACGACGGCCTAGGATTTCGAGGCGGGTGCGGAGCGCGTTGATGAAGGCGACCGTGTTTTTTCTCCCCGATCGCCGATTCGAAACGGCACCGCCCTGGTCCGTCAGAACCAGGGCGGCCCGCGCCCTTCACTTCTCACCTGCAACAATCGCTCGCAACAAGACAAAACGTGCACAGAAAAATGACATCTTAGGATGTCGACAGCCAAGTGTACCACCTGATCAATCGGTCAGCGCGAGCGCTCTGCTTGACACTCCCACCAAATTTCTTCCCGATCGTCAAAATCAGGCCCTCCCAGACTCTATGTCCGGTTGATCGCTATTGGGGCGCATGAAAAAGGGCCGAGCACAACAAGTGCCCGGCCCGGGTGGGAGCTAACGCGAGACAAGACGAGGATCGGCACTCGCCCCACCTCGAGCGCAATAAAAAACGCCGTGCCCCCCGTCTCAAGGGACACGGCGTCTGTTGGTGATGTCGGAACGCCCGACGCGCGGAGTTTAACCGGGGTGCTCGATTGGTGGAAGTCACTACTCGGTTGCAACGAACTGCCGTTCCCAGACTTTCAGGAAATCCCCAATGATCTCGAAGTCTTCTTTCGTCAGATTCGCGGGGAACCTGAGATCGAACGACCTGGAACCCTTGAGGGGGAAACTCAAGGTGCGCACAGGCGATGCGTTGGTTGGAGCGGTCCACTCCGTGGATGGGTTCTGTCGGTCCATCTGTCGGTCCATCGGACTCCTCGCATCTGTGGGCCGTTCGGGGACCGCCGAATCCGTGTCGGCTTCATCCGCCGCAACGTCGCCCAGGATACCCGCCTCATTCAGGCCGGCATAGAGGATTGTCGCCCGGTACACCCTCACGGCATGTCGTGCCGCGTCTGCCGTGTAGGACCGTTCCAGCTTCAAGTAGACTTCAATCGTGTTGTCGTCAGGGAAGTGGGGTCCATAATGCTCCCAGAGTTCACGGTGTGCCTTCGGAAGAAGAGCGGCGTGCCGAATCTTCTCATCGCGATCGGGTGAGTGTTCGCGGGAGTCGGCCACGATCTGAAAGCCGAGCTCGGTGAGCTTGACTCGACGACCCTCAGCGCTGCCCTCGTCGACGGCCAACCCGTATTTCTTGAGTGCGGATACGACCAGCGAAACCGAACTCGCCTTGGGGCTGTAACCAAGGTAATTTGCGGCCGTGCTCAAGTGAATTGCGGAACGTTTCGCCTTCTGAAAGAGGATGCGGGCTTTTTCGATCGCATCCTCAAGATTGAGATAGGGAACGTTCCGTGCCCCACTGGAATTGGGCGCGATGGGCGGCCTTTCGAGGGTCCTCATGGTCTTCACTCCATTGAAAATGAGCTCTGTCCTCAGAACTGGCCGAATTAATAGCTCGCCTTCCCTGAACTGTCAATTCGGATTCTTCAGCGATCTAGGCGTGAGGACTCAGCTCGATCGGATGAGCTGGCGTGTCGGAGGTTCGGTGACCGACTCCGGCATCGACCCCCGGCCAGCAGCCGCGGTGCCGACATGACTGGGCGTTGCTCATGTCCCACCACTCAGTCCCTTCGGCTTCGGCCTGAGCAGCTCTGCCGGCTCGACGCCTACGGCATGCGCCAGGACCTCCACCATCTCGTCCGTGATCCTCGGCGATTGAATCAGGGTGTTGACCCGTTGTCGGGTCATGGGCCGGCCCACCGCCGCGGCCTTGTCGGCGAGCTCGCCAGCGGGGACCACGATCTTGGCGTGGCCAAGCCGGTAGAGATTCCACGCGACCAGGTTTCCCATGTGGACGTCATTCTCGGGCATGAAGCTCCCCCTTTGGGATGAGCCTACTCGATCACGGTTGCTCGGTCAACCGTGACGCAGGACAGCATTTGGATTTTTTAGTTGACAGGTCAATCAATGCCGTCTATAGTTCTTCAGTCAGGCATGGATAAAGAGACGGACACGAAAGGAGCTGGAGAGATGGCTAGTCGGACCGACCTGATGGGCTTCAAGCGGGGCTGGGTGGACGCGGAGCGGTTCGTGAAGGGAACCCACCGCGATCGCCGGGAGATCCGCCGTCAGCTCGCCAAGTCGGCCGACAGCTACGCCCCGTTCTGGAGAGGATACCGTGACAGCCTGCTCCAACGGCTCGAGGACTTCGCCGCGGCGATCGCCGAGGGCCGGGTTGCTCGGACCTGCCGACCGTCGCGGATCTTTTATGTGATTAACCACGAATGAAAGGGAGACTAATGGCCAAGAAGAAACCAACCCCAAAGAAACCCCCAGCTCCGCGCGTGCTGCAAGGGACGCTCGTCGTCTATGAGACGCAGACGAAGCTCAGCAGGGGCAAACGACTTTTGGCAAGCGCTCGTTTGCCTGGCGATCTTTTATATGACATCTTCATCGACTCGGCCGAACTGTGCGTTTCACTCGAACGCCAGGGGTTTGCCACTCGAGTCGTCGATCTCAAGGATCTGGTCAACGCCATTTTCTACGCCGAGGAGCGATCATGACCCACGTCCAAGCCCTGGCTGGCAACCGAACCGGCATTCAGCCCACCACGTGCAACGGCCACTTGGCCCACCACGATAGCTTCGCCGACAACCACCTGACCCATGGTGGGCCGGTGGCGCTGCTCGTCACGGTGTACCGTTGCGAGCTCTGCAACCATCGGGTGGTGCTCGAGCGGATCGCCGAGTCGGACCGGCCCGACAGCACCATCGAGCTGGCCCACCAGGTCGTCAACGACTACCTCCCGATGGGGCCTCGGCAGATGGTCAAGGCCCTGGCGGGGTTGATGGGAGTTGATCGTTGAATCCCAGGGTGGGAGCTTCTTGCCGGAGGATCCAACAAGTAGAGTGACGGTATGACTGACATCGAACGTGAAGCCCTGGAACTCGCCCGCAGAAAGTGCGTCGGCCGCTACACCATCCGCCACATCGAAGCGTGGGTGAGGTTGGCCGAACGAGGGCTGGTCCACGTCGTCAGAGACGACTCGGGTTCTTGGTACGAGCTCACAGACTTGGGATCGGACGAGCTGGGCATTCAGGAACCAGCGAGGGCGCCCGGGGACGGGATGCCCACCGCGGCGGACTGATCGCCGCGTTTCCAGGCCTCAAGAAAGGCCTTCCCCTTGTCACTCAGGTAGACCTGATGCTTGCCCCAGGTGAAGGCCCGATCGCTGTGTGAACTCTCCTTCCACGTGATGTTGAGGTAGCCTGAAGCGATCAGGCCCGCGTAATCGCCGAGCCCGTCGCCCGTGCAGACCGTGCCCCCTCCGGCGCGTTCCAACGCGAGCAATAGGTCGACGGACTTCCTGTCGAACGCCTCATTGAGGGCCATCAGGAGAAACTTCCAGGCCCGGATGGATTCCGTGGTGATCTTTTTCAGGTGGTGGAGGGCATGGCAGTTTCCGCAGAGGGCGAGCAAGTTCGACGGATCGTCCGAGCCGGCTTCGGACACGTAGACGATGTGGTGGATGTCGAGGGTCAAGATCGTCCGGCAGACCGGCACAGCACAACGATAGCCCGCCTCATGCAGGACAGCCATTCGGGTGGCTGGTGAAAGAGGGTTACGTTTCTTTGACACAGGTGATGACCACCCAAACGAAAACGCCCCCACCGGGCCATCACGCACCGGCAGGGGCGAACGATCGGGGCAAGCCCCGATTCGAGTTGTGGCGTGGTGATGGGCACGCGATGGAGGGGAGTCTACCGCCGGCGTGGACGGTGGACAAGAGGCCGCTTTGGGGGGCATTTCAGTCGCCCCAAACTCTTCTTAATTCTCAGGCCCATCTTCCTCTTAGAGGATTTACCCAAGGGTCGATCGAGATCGACTCTGCCGTGCCGCTGAACGTAATCGCCGATTACATCAAAGACCAAAGTTTCGTCATCGCTGATCTGCCCTCCGTTGCGACGCACGGACTTGAAGGCGAAGAGGGCCGCATTCAAGAGCACGACCGGATCATTGGGGTCATTGAGGCCGGGATTGATTCGTCCGGCATTGTACCGGGCAAGGTGTACCGCATGCTTAAGTTCTCGGATCTCCAGCTCGACTTCGGCCCTCTTGTTCTTCAAGGCTTCGCGGCGGGCCTCGAACTCTCGTAAGGTACGAAAATCACAACGCTTCGTATCTGCCAAGCGAATGCAAAGTTGTTGAATATCTGCTTGTAACTCTCCGATGCGTTCAAGTACCTGATGGATGTAGACGGGGCCATGGTGCCGATCGGGAGGTTGTGTGCCGGACTGGGGTAGGCACTCGTGACCATCGCCTTCGATCTCGTTGGAAACTTCTTCGGGATCCATCGTCCATCCAGAACCTGGCTAAATGAAAACACCCCCACCCGGGCCGTAATCCCGGATGAGGGCGCAGACCCAGGGCAAGCCCTGGGTTGGTTCGAAGCGTGATTACGGCACGCGATGGCCGAAGTGTACCCTGCCCCGTTCAGGTGGACAAGAGATCCGATCATGACGGAGATATCGGATCGATCGGATTGTGAGGAGGGAACTTAACCAGTCCGTCGCTTGTTAGATCGACCAACGCCAGTTAGAGTAATTTCCGGTTCATGCTTGTTAGCGGGTTATCCGACCAAGACGCCCCGCGACCGGCCAAACACAGAGGACTCAGAAATGTCCGCTTCCGCCCGCAAGGGGCCGTCGTGCCCCCGTGGCGTCCGTGCGTCCCTGCACAGTGAACGCCGATTCTACCTTGACCTCTGGTCCAAATTCAAGCAGGTGCGCGTTGCTACCCCGGCGACCCTGCCAGTCGACGTCCAGCCTGTCCGAACCTGCGCGGCCGACGCGACGGAAGGGGGTGTCGCTTGACCATCCCGATCCGCGACAACCTCGAGTCCAGCAATCCTTCGACCGACGAAGTCGAACGCCACCTGGAAATCTGGACGAACACGTCGATCCCGTTCAGCCGACGGATCCTTTCCTACCACTGGCTGGAAAAGATCGGCATCAGCGCGCCGCTCCCCGAAGGCTGGTCGGATGAGGAGCTCCCGGAGAAGACGCCGACGGGCCCGACCTACTCGCAAGGCAATCCTCGCGAGAAGTTCAACGTCTACCGGGCGAAGACGGGGCATCCCGACGGAGTTTTGCAAAGCCGCGAGGCGGAGCGTGATCTACTCGCGATCCTCGCCCGCGATGCCTCGCACGTTGGGGTGGTCCGGGAGATCCTCGTCGTCGAGGACATGGAGCTCGCGGCGCACCGAGTCCTCTTTCATTCGATCACCGACCTGAACGCGGCGGGAACACAGCCTGATCGGCCCCATCTCACGGAGGCGTTGGTTCAGGCCGGCGTCCCCGAACTGATCCGGGAGCAGGTGCTCGACGCGGTGCTCGCGGCCGAGCCCAACCCGGAGAACCTCCAATCCCTGGCCGGGATCATCAGGGACAAGGCGTTCTCTCGACGCACGAGAGAAGCTCTGGTCGACGTGCTCGACGAAGCGGCGTCTGGTAGGCATACGGCCGCCGAACTGGCTTCCCGGGTCGAGGCGACGATCCTCAGCCTGGTCCGGATCGAGTCCCTCTCTGAGTGGGAGGAACCGAACCTCGACAAGCCGACTCCCCCCATTGCGTTTCCCTTGGAGGTCTTTCCCAAGCGGCTCGTCGAGCTGATCCTTCCGGCTTCCGAGACCCTTTCGTGTTCGCCCGATTTCCTGGCCGTGCCCTGCCTGACGGCCGCGGGCGCGGCGATCGGCGCGACGGTCGCGCTTGAGATCAAGAAATCATGGAGCGAGCGTGCGAACCTGTTCACGGCCATCGTCGGCCGGCCAGGCGCGGCCAAGTCTCCCGCGCTGGCGGTCGCGACGGCGCCAATCGTCGAACTCCAATGGGAGCTCGCGTTTGACTTCCTGCTCGAATCCGACGCGAAGAGCAACAAGCGGAAGAAGGCGATGAAGCTCGCCAAATCCAAGGAGGAACGCGACGCGGCGCAACGGAAGCTGAAACTGGAGGAGGACGAAGAGAATTCCCGAATGACCGAGATCAACGTCTCTGATACGACGTGTGAGGCCGTGTCCGACCTGCTCGCGAACAACCCGCGGGGGATCATCATGGTCCGCGACGAGCTGGCCGGCTGGCTGAACAGCCTCAACCAGTACAAGAACGGATCCGGCGATGACCGTGATTTCTACCTCTCGCTATGGAACGGCGCTCCGCAGAAGAAGAACCGGGTGAGCCAGGGGCCGATGCCGGTCCATGCCCGCCGCCCATTCTTCGCCGCGACCGGCGCGATCACGCCGAGCAAGCTCGACCGGTTCACCGAAGACAAGAACGGCCGCTATGTCGATGACGGATTCCTCGACCGGATGCTTCTCAGTTATCCGTCCGAGGTCAGGTTCAAATGGAGCTGGGACGATGTGACTGGCGACGCGGTTTCCGACTGGTCGAAAGCGTTCCGCCGGCTCTGGAACCGGGAGATGGTTGTCGACGACGTGATGGGGGGCAAGGCGGTTCACCTCCCCTTCGACGACGCGGCGAAAAAGGCGTGGGAATCCTGGATCACGGCCCACATGAACGAGACTTACGAATCCGATTTCCCCGACCATCTCGTGGGTCCGTGGTCGAAATTCCGGACCCAGTGCGCCCGACTCATTCTGATTCTCGACCAGCTCCGCTGGGCGTATGACGCCAAGCGAGGGGCGAAGGCGGGCGCCGTGGGCGTGAAGTCAGTCGAGTCCGCGATCCAACTCGTGGACTACTTCAAGGCCCATTTCCGGCGGGTCGTCCAGATCCAGGCCGGCAACCAAGACAACCCCGACGCGCGTGACGTGCTCGACTGGGCGATCAACCGCGGCTCATCCCGATTCAGCGAACGCGAGGCCAAGGGGAATTTCCGAGCCAGGATCAAGGAATCGAAGTCATTCCTGACCCATGCGGTGGCCTGGCTGATCGAGCGGCATTGCATCCGGCCGCTCCCCGCCCCGGTTAAGGCCGTGGGCCGGACCGCCAAAGCGGCCTACGAAATTAATCCCCACCTCCTCAATTCCCCTAGTTCGAATACACAAAATACACGAAATTCGCAACGTGGTGCGGGGTAA